AGGGAAGAAATTCGAGCCGGAGCCACAGATGGAGGACTATTGATATGGCAGCGAGAATCATTGAGGCCGAGTACAACGTGTTCGCCACACATTTCTGGGAGATCAAGGAGATCGAGGACTGGCCTGCCGACGAGGAGGGTGAGCCGCGTGATCTTGCACACGCTCATGACTTCTACATCAAGTGGGGCCTGCTGCATGTGCAGTGGGACAAGGACGAGCCACATGTCGAGTACGAGCCGACTGCCGAGGAGAGTGGTGACGGCATGGACTACAAGTGGCCTGACGCCGAGTACATTGATGGCGAGAGGATGGATTAGAGTATGTCCCAAGATTCTAGGTCTGTGGTTTGCAGCAAAAAGCTGAAGTTCAAAGACTGGGATGCGTTTCATGAAAGGATAGCGCATGTGGCCCAGAACCCAAACGATATGACACCGCAAGAGATGTTGTCGTCGTATTTTCTAAACAAAGTGTTTTGGGAAAAGTTTGGCAAAGGTCGGCACGAATTATTCGTGCGTCACTGGGTGATCCGGAAGAAGATTCACAACGGCACATACAAGAGCAACAGCGGCAAGCGCATGGGGCACTTCACACCGTTTTTCCGGATTAAGAACAGGCAAACAGGGAAGATTCGGCACATTGGCATGGGACTTCTCACAATGGTTCTGGAGCGTGAGATGAAATATCGTCCGAACAGGCGCAACGATCCGGATCGCAACTGAAGACGAAACCTACAGAAGGGAGGTTTTAGGTGAAGATACGAGCAACAGGTCCTCTCCGGCGTGAGGTGCATAACAGTAGGGTTGATGCATTTGACCCCAACATGAGGTCCAACCTATCGGCGAGAACATTACGCCGTCTAGACAGGAAGCTGAAAAAAAGGAAGGTAAAGAAACATGAGCGTATACGATAAGCGAGTGACGCGCGACATGCGTCAGACCATGCTGAAGATTCACAACGATCTGAAGCGGATCAAGAACACGGTCGAAGAGTGCAATGACATGTGGATTTCGGACCTACGGAGGATCGATGAGATCGTCCACGAGCTACACAAGGAGTTCGAGTTCAAGCCGCCAGCAAAGCATGGTGCGTACTGGTCGGACTGGATGTTTGCCGAGGAAGTTCCAGAAGACGACGATGATGACAGTTGAACAGGGAGATGGCACGATGGCCAAGCGTATTGCGCTTGGCCTGTGCCCGAAGTGTGAGACAGCCTTGGACCCTGGACCGGCGACCGTGTGCCGATGTTGTGGGTTACAGATTGGCGGTGTACTTAAACCCACCAGTAGTACACCGTTGGTGGATATCAACGATGTCATCAGCAATTCTGGGTCATTACAATGAGGCAGCTTGTAGTTTCAGGTGTCATCAGTTACCATCAGGAAACTTGTGATAAATGTGGTGACCGAGGAGACGTAATCTGGAGAGATGGGCACTTGTGTGCGCCATGTTATTTCAAGGAGGTTGGTCATGAACCAAACAGAGTTAATGCCAGAGGCAAAAACCGAGCAAAGCATGGAGTGGAGCACCGCCGTGCAAGTTATCGACTGGTGTGTTAGCGAGATGCTCGACAAAATTCACGAGTGGCCCGACGACTATGGTCCGGGCCGGTCCGAAGAAGTCATGGAAGCATGGCAGAGGATTCTGAGGGGGTAGTGTCATGGAAGTCGCGTTTTTGATTGTCTTTCAGTTTTGCGTACAGGTTGCTGGTCCACCTCGATGTGGATACGTCGAGGATGAGTGGGGGCCGTACGCTACAGAAGAAAGATGCAAGGAGCGAGTCCACGAAATTATGGACTACATGAAGGAAAACATGCCCCCCGGCTCGTTTGTAGCACAAGGGTCATGTGTCCGGATCGAGGGGAAGAAACTTTGAAACAGCGAGATCCAAACTGGAAAGCTATCCGGCGCCACAATGTGGTGCCGGACAAGCGCGATAAATTGATAGAAGATATTCATACTGCAATGGTCAATAACATGACCAACCGCTGCGTTCGGTGTGGCACACCTCTTGCTTCTGTTGTAGAAGTTCACGGCCACAGTCAATGTTCCGTCTGTGGTAGCGTGATCGATGACTGTTGCCAAGGAGAGTGTGCCAGTGACTGACGACAACATTATCTATTTCTCGAAAGATCAACCCAACATCGAAAAGATTGACGCTTCTGCGGTTCAAGTCTTGTGTGACCTTGCAGGCCGGCATTTGGATGACATTGTCATCCTCGGTTCCGACAAGGACACTGGTGCCATCAAGATGATGACGACACAGGAGGATGTCGCTGACATCCTTTTCTATTTGGAGGTTGCCAAGAAGGCGATCCTGGATCAGGGCGTCCATGATGGTGAAGTTTAACTACCGTACGGAGCCTTACGCACACCAGCGCGTGGCTCTCGAACGCTCGTACGACAAGCACAACTACGCATATTTTATGGAGATGGGATGTGGCAAGTCGAAGGTACTTATTGACAACGTGGTCTGGCTCTACGAGCAGGGCCGCATTGACACAGCGGTTATTGTTGCGCCGAAAGGTGTTTACCGCAACTGGGAAACGTCGGAGATTCCCACCCATTTCCCGGAAGCCATTCCGCACGAGATTTATGTATGGAATCCGAGTCCCAACAAATCGCAGGCCGAACGTCTCAAGTCTGGCGTTCAAGAGCGTGGTATCCTCCGCATCCTTTTGGCAAACGTGGAAGGGTTCGCGTCTAAAAAGCTGCCCGCATTTGTGGGTGCGTTCACACAGGGCAGCACTTTCCTACTTGCTGTTGATGAGTCCACTACAATCAAGAATCCCAAAGCCAAGCGCACTAAGACGATGGTCGTCTTCGGTAAAAAAGCTGCATATAAAAGAATCCTCACCGGCTCTCCGGTCACCAAATCACCATTGGACCTATACGCGCAATGCGGATTCATGGACAAGAAGCTTCTTGGATTCGACTCGTTCTACTCATTTCAGGGACGATATGCCGTCACAAAAACGCAACGCATGGGGTCGCATAGCTTCCTTCAAATCGTGGGCTATCGGAACCTTGAAGAACTATCGACGAAACTTGACACGTTTTCCTACCGGGTCACCAAGGACGAAGCACTAGACTTGCCTGACAAGGTGTACACCACCCGAGAGGTGGGCGTGACCGACGAGCAGCGTCAGCACTACATGACCTTGAAGAAGCAAGCCATTGCCATGTTCGACAACGGTGATTTGGTGACGGCGCCGGCGGTCATTACACAACTGCTGCGCTTGCAGCAGGTGCTGTGCGGCCACATCAGAACGGACGACGGTGACCTGATCGAGTTCCCGACCAAGCGGCTCGATGCGCTGAAGGAAACAATCGAGGAGATGACCGGCAAGGTCATCATCTGGTCACGCTTCCGCTACGACATCAAGAAGATCGCAGGCGAACTGCAACGGATCCATGGGCCGGGGACCGTGGTCACATATTTCGGGGACACGACCGATGAACAACGCCAGCAGGCGATCAAGGACTTTCAGTTCGGTGACGCCAGGTTCTTCGTGGCTAACCCGCAGACCGCAGGCTTTGGGCTGACGCTGACGGCTGCAACAAACGTGATTTATTACGCCAACGATTTTGACTTGGCGACTCGGATGCAGTCCGAGGACCGGTGTCACCGGATCGGGCAGAACAACCGAGTCACCTATGTCGATCTGATCACTCCGGGTTCGATTGATCAGCGGATTGTTCGTGCTCTTCGTGACAAGATTGATCTGTCGGCACAGGCTTTGGGTGAAGAAGCTCGGAAATGGTTGGAGGTTTCTCCCCCTTGAATGCCCGGTTCATCGCGTTGCGTGTAGACTCTTCGTTGTTCTGCAACTGATGCGGGTACAGGCCCACTCGTCCGGTCTCGAGATCCACATACAGCAGCCGAACGCCTAGCTTGCGCTGTTTATCTGTCAGCTTGCGAGAGATTGGTGTGCCACTGGCCCGGAAGCTGTGGGTTTTCACATCGAAGTAGTGGGTCTTGCCGTTCGGGGACACAGCAATCAGGTCGATTGGCCCCTGTTCGAGGTACGGAGCGTAGACATAACAGTCTTGAGAGAACAGCCACTCGGCTGCAAGCAGTTCGGATCGCTTACCATCTCGATTTTTATTGTGTGGTCGCATATTTTAGTTGACTCCCCGTCAAGATCATTTATTTTAAGTCACGTTAGCAGATACACACCAAGGAGTAAACAGTTGGATTTAAGTAGATGGAGAACAGTTGCTGTTCCAGTTGAGCTATACAAACTGTTGAAAGACACCGCCGATCAAAATGATCGGAGCGTAAGTAAGCAGGTCACCTTCATCCTGAAAAGATTTTTTGAATCCGAAGGTGTGAAATTGGGTTGATCGTGGACCGTGGATCCTGTATCACCCTCCAGCGGCAGCGGACTGGGCTTAGAAGTCCGTCAAACTGCTAAGTATACCAAGGATTTTGCGACCGTCCTCTGGTCTGCTGCCGCCCCAATAGCCGAAGGGCTTAAACTTTAACGAAAGGAGAAGACGATGAGCGATGTGTTTTCGCTGTTTGACGAGGCGGTCGATGCCCAAAAGTTCGACACTGTGGATGAGGGTAAAGGTTCCCGCCTTTCGGCCCTGATCCGCGCATCCCTTCAGATCGACGAGGAAATCTCGCAAGCCGAGAAGTACCTCAAGGATCTGAAATTCAAGAAACGCAAGGTAAATGAAGAGGACATCCCGGCTCTGATGGAAGAGATGGGTATGGAAAGTGTTACTGTTGACGGTAACAAGATCTCTCTTCGTCAGTTCGTCCATGCCCGCATCCCAGATGACAGGCGTGACGATGCGTTTGCGTGGCTCCGTTCCATTGGTGAAGGTGACATCATCAAGAATGATGTGACGTTGTCCTTCAGCGCAGGCCAAGACAATATGGCCGGCTCTGTCGTTGAAGACTTGCGCCAGCAATATGGACTGGACCCCGCACAGAAAACCCACATCCATCCGCAGACGCTGAAGGCGTGGGTTCGTAACCGCATTGAGTCGGGTCAGGATATCGACTTTGACCAGTTCGGTGTGTTTGTAGGAACTGAAGCTAAAATTACGAGGACGTAGAACGATGGCTGAAAAGCAAGCTGTAGCGAAAAAGGCGGAGTCGCTGCCCGCCAATCTCATGGACGATCTGTACGCTGGTGCAGGTCAGGGGATGGAGAGCATTAGCTCCGAGGACATGCAGATTCCGTTCATGCGGATTTTGCAGCCGCTCTCCCCGCAACTGATCAAGACGGACTCGAAATTTATCAAGGGTGCGTCTGCCGGTGACATCTTCAACACTGTGACCGGGCAGTTCTGGGAAGGCGACGAAGGCGTGACGATCATTCCGTGCGCCTACGAGATGAAGTTCCTGGAGTTCCAACTTCGCGAGTCCGGTGGTGGCTTCCTTGGCGAGATCGATCCAAACAACCCTGACATTCGTCAGGCACAACGGATGGGTCCGAATGAAATCTTGCCGTCGGGTAACGAGTTGGTTCGTGCTGCACAGTTCTTGGTCGTGGCTATCGACGAGAACGGTGTAACCCAGCAGATGATTCTCGACATGAAGAAGACTCAAATGAAGGTTGCCAAGCAGTGGAATACTCGCCGTGCGGGTATGAAGCTGATGCACCCGGAGAAGGGTCTGTTTACCCCGCCCATGTGGGCAACTGTGTGGAAGCTGAAGACCGTGCAAGAGAGCAACGACAAGGGTTCGTGGTTCAACTACTCGATCTCTCAACTTGACATCCAGAGTGTGCCGTCGGCAGCGGTGCAGGAGTGTAAGGGTCTCTACGAGATGTTCCGCAAGGGCGAGATCAAAACGTCCGCTGGAACTGCTGAAGAGATGAATTCGGCGTCTGCTTCCAAGCACGACGACGAAGAAATCCCATTCTAACGATACGCACAATATGGTGTTTCAGGGGAGCATCTGGGAGAGACTGGGCGTATCGCAAGTCGGCATTCTCATCGACTTGAGAATCACGTCTCTTCATCCCCTGCCCTAACCCAACCATAGGGGGAAGCTATGAACTTGGACGAAAGGTTCATGGCCGCGTTTGAGGGTTTCAAATCGGCACATGGACAGACAATTATTTCAGAGGAGCGCCGCGCCGGGAAACAGAAGGCACAATCCCGCACAGTCCGCACTCCAATCACACTTGAACTTATCCGGTCACACCTGAACGGTGTGAAGGGGGTTGGTTCCATACCGATTAACGAGGACAACAAATGTAAGTTCGGTGTCCTCGACATTGACGAATATCCACTAGACCTTGCCGGCATCGACCGGCGTTTGCGCGACCTTGAGATCCCAGCCGTGGTCTGCCGCTCGAAATCTGGTGGGGCACACATATACTTCTTCTTCACGGAATTCATGAGCGCAGGGGAGTTCCGTGACAAGGCTTCGGAGATCGCCGCCTATGTTGGGTATGGTCGGTGTGAAATCTTTCCGAAGCAGGAGCAGGTTCTGCACGAGCGTGGTGACGTTGGTAACTTTATCAACCTGCCATACTTCGATGCAGAGCAAACCCTGCGTCATGCAATCCTCGAGGATGGATCTGCCGCCACTCTCGAGGAGTTCCTTGATCTCGCCGACACTCGTGCCATTTCTCCGGAGGCTTTCGTCTCCCTTACCTTCGGGGTTGTTGAAGACGAGTTCAAGGAATGGGCGCCCTGCCTGAACTGTATGTTCGGGCAGGGCATTCCCGAAGGCACCCGCAACACGGTGATGTTCGCCGCTGCGGTTGGGTGCAAGAAGGAACAGCCCGAGACATGGAAGCAACGACTCGAAGAGATAAACCAGCGGTTTTCTAATCCACCGCTGCCCGCCTCCGAGATCGTCACGATCCAGAACCAGCACGACAAAAAGGACTACGGTTTTCCGTGCGATCAGGAGCCGCTACGGAGCTTCTGCAACAAGACGCTGTGTAAGACCAAGAAGTTCGGTATCGGCGTCACAAGCATGGCTGTGGACGTTACAGGACTATGTGTCGTGAAGTCCGAGCCGCCTGTCTGGTTCTGCGATGTAGGTGGCCGTCGTGTCGAGTTGACAACCGACGATTTGCAAACACCGCAGCGTTTCCAGAAGGCATGTATGGAACAGATCCACGTCATGCCGCCTATGATGAAGATGCAGGATTGGCAGACCATCGTCACCATGCTCATGGAAGACATGAACCACATCGACGTGCCGCACGAACTGACATACAAGGGCCAGTTCAACGAGCTTGTCGAGGCGTATTGTGATGGTCGGGTACAAGCACAGTCGGCAGAAGAGATCGCACTAGGCAAGCCGTTCACGGATGAAGAGGACGGCCTGACATACTTCAAGCTCGAAGCGTTGATGAAGTTCCTGCGTAATCAAAAGTTCGACAGCTATAGCCGGGGCCAGATACAGGAGCGGTTGAAAGAGTTGAACAACGGCGGGCAGGCAAACGGACAGCGGCGGTTCAAGACAACGAAGGGTGACACCATGCCCATGCGTGTGTGGTGGGTGCCTGCCAAGTCTAGCGAGGTCGAGATCCCGGCCATCGATGTGGTTGGAGAGGAGATTCCGTTTTGACCGCGACAACAATCTTTGGACCCCCAGGCACTGGCAAGACTACACGGCTGATCAACATCGTTCAGGAAGAACTGGACCGTGGAACGGCGCCCGACAAGATTGCTTTCGTGTCCTTCAGCAAGAAGGCTGCACAGGAAGCACGGGACCGTGCTACAGAGAAGCTGGGCATCAACGAACAGCAGATGATCTGGTTTCGTACGCTGCACTCCTTCGCGTTCCAGAACCTTGGCCTCAGTGGTCAGAAGGTTATGAAGGGTGCGGACTACAACAAGGTCGGTGAGTTGCTGGGTCTGCCCATGCTCTCGTCTGCTTCTGTCCGCATGGACGACGGTATCTTGTTCTCGGCTGGTCAGTCCAAGGGCGATCAGTATCACGGAATACTCCAGCTTGCTCGGGTGACTGGCAAGTCGATGGAGGAGATGTTCAACGAAAAGAATACAGACTATCGACTACACTTCCAGCAACTGAAAGTCATGGATCAGGTGATCCGTGACTACAAGAAGATGACCGACAAGGTGGACTTCGTGGACATGATCGAACAGTTCGTGATGCAGGGTAACTGTCCGCTGCTCGACGTGCTGATTGTTGACGAAGCTCAAGACTTGGTGCCACTCCAGTGGCGTATGGTGCATGAAGTGATGAAGCCGTGCGCCAAGCGTATCTACTTTGCCGGCGACGACGATCAGTGCATCTATTCGTGGATGGGCGTGAACGTAAACGACTTCCTGACTGCCTCGGAAGACAAGATCATCCTCGATAAATCTTACCGTCTGCCCTCGCAGGTGCACGGGCTGGCGGACAGTGTGGCAAAACGACTAGAAGTTCGGCAGCAAAAAGTTTGGTCCCCGGTCGAAGAAGGTGGTGCTGTAGTATGGCATCATGATATCTTGGATGTGGACTTACGATCTGGTGAATGGTTGATTCTTGCCCGCACAAATAACATTGCGAACAAGGTTGCGAACACCCTCAAGGAACAGGGATACCTGTTCTGGCGTGAGGGGCCAGGCTGGTCCATCTCCCCAAATGTTTTGAACGGCATCGAGGTGTGGTTGCGACTATGCAAAAATCAGTTTGTGTCCCCGGCGGACTTGAAGAGCTTCTCCAAACTTATCCAGTCAACGGTCATCACCAAATCTGGCCGACGCAAACTCACAAACCTAGACCCCGAAGCAACCTACAACCTCACCGATTTACAGAACCTGTGCGAGTTCAACGCGACTGCCGAGACACCGTGGTACGAAGTGATTCGTGTGTCGGAGCAAGAGCGGATCTACATTACTTCTGTACGTCGGATGGGCGAGTCTATCTTGTCGGGCAAGCCGAGGATACGGATCTCGACGATCCACAAGGCGAAAGGTGGGGAGGCAGACAACGTCCTCCTCCTGCTTGAGTCCAGTCCTGTTATAACAAGAGCCGAAGACACAGAAGGTGAGATTCGCACCTTCTATGTGGGAATGACCCGTGCCCGCAAACAACTTCACCTTGTCGAGTCACACTCCAACCACAGGTTCGAACTATGAAAAACAGAGAGCATTTCCTGAAGCAGGCAGAAGAACTGATCAATGGGCCGAGGGCCGAAGACTATGGACCGGCGCGTCTGAATCATGAACGAATTGCTACGATCTGGAACGTGCTGCTCCGCAAGAAACTGCTGGACAAGATCACGCCAACAGAGGTGGTTGCTATGATGGTTGGGCTGAAACTGGCCCGGCTTGCCGAAGACATGCACAAGGACGATTCGTGGATCGACATCATCGGCTATGCCGCACTCGGAGGGGAGATCTCGAACGATGAAAGCTGACCTGTTTGACATCGAAGAAGATTGGTATCCGCCAGCATCTCTGCCGGACCTGACGAACTGCGAACGCATCGCGATTGACCTTGAAACCAGTGACCCGAATCTAATGACCCTGGGTCCGGGTTGGTGTCGCAATGACGGCTACGTCATTGGCTATGCTGTAGCTGCCGGCGACTTCGTTGGCTACTTCCCGATCCGGCACCAAGGTGGCGGTAACATGCCAGAGAAGACTGTGGTCAACTGGTTGAAAAAGCAGCTTGCCACGCCGCATATCGAGAAGATCATGCACAACGCCATGTACGATCTGGGCTGGCTGCGCTGGGCCGGCATCGAGGTGCAGGGCAAGATCATCGACACGATGGTGGCAGCACCGCTGCTGAACGAGAACCGTCGCTGGTACAACCTGAACAGCTTGGCCGGTGAGTACCTCGGCGAGTGGAAGAACGAGAAGATGCTGAAGGCTGCGGCGTCGATGTACGGTGTAGATCCGAAGGGGGAGATGTGGAAGCTACACGCCTCGTTCGTGGGCAAGTATGCGGAGCAGGATGCTGCTGTTACACTGCGTCTATGGGACCGGCTGCGGGCCGACATCGACAAGGATGAAGTCAACAGCATCTTCGAGTTGGAGACATCGCTGATCCCGTTGATGCTCGATATGAAGACGAAAGGTGTGCGTGTCAACACCGACCGCGCCGAGCAAATACAGAAGGAACTGAAACATCGCGAGGACGCCCTACTTAAAGAAGTAAAGAAAGAGACCGGCATCCTTGTGGAGCCGTGGGCCGCTGCATCTATAGCAAAGGCGTTCGACGCCCTTGGGTTGAACTACAACAGGACAGAAAAGTCGAATGCGCCAGCCTTTACAAAAGCATTTCTTGCGAATCACACCCACCCGGTGGCGCAAAAGATTGTACGCCTGCGCGAGTTTAACAAGGCAAACACAACATTTATTGAAACCATTCTTGAACATTCGCATAACGGTCGTATCCATTGTGATTTTCACCCTCTTCGTTCAGATGAAGGGGGCACAGTCACCGGACGATTTTCTTCGTCCAACCCGAACCTCCAACAGATCCCCGCGCGTGACCCTGAAATCAAAAAAATGATTCGGGGTCTTTTCATCCCGGAGGATGGCGAGAGGTGGGGCAGTTTCGACTATGCATCCCAAGAGCCACGGTGGCTGGCACACTACTGTGCCACCCTAACCGGCGCCCGGCGGGATCCACAGATCGATGACGTGGTGAGAATGTACCACGAAGGCAATGCTGACTTCCACCAAATGGTGGCGGATATGGCGGGTGTGTCACGCAAGGAAGCCAAGACTGTAAACCTCGGCATCATGTACGGCATGGGCCGGAAGAAGTTGGCCGGCACTCTCGACATCACCGAGGAGGAAGCCAAGGGATTGCTGAACAAGTACCACGACAAGGTGCCGTTTGTGAAAGGCATGGCCGATCTGGCGATGAATCAAGCGATGGACAAGGGTGTGATTCGTACGTGGCTAGGCCGCAAGTGTCGCTTCGACACTTGGGAGCCAAGGTCTTACGGGTACAACCGCGCACTGCCGCTTGAAGAGGCTGTTAAGGAATATGGTGGCAAGGGTATGATCCGCCGCGCGTTCACCTACAAGGCACTGAACCGACTGATTCAAGGGTCAAGCGCGGACCAGACCAAGAAGGCGATGGTGACGTGTTATGAAGAAGGACTGGTGCCGATGCTCACTGTTCACGACGAATTGTGTTTTAGTGTGAACTCTCGTGAACAATCCGACAAAATTGTCGATATCATGAAGAATTGTGTACCAGACTTGAAGGTGCCGTTCGACGTGGATGCCGAGCTTGGCGACAACTGGGGCGAAGTTGGGTAAAATTCGCCAAAATTTCCCAAGTAACAGGAGAAGAAAAATGAAAATCAATGTTGTAGACAACGAGCTACACTGCCCACACTGTGGTGATGAACACGTTCACCACGTTCAGACGTTCATGTATTGCCGACGCGAAGACAAGGAAGGAGTTTTCGTTACATCTAACCCTGTCTCGGGTCTGGTGTCGCAATCAAAACTGGAATTGGACGACGAAGGGAATCCATCTGTGCGGAGACACGCCACTGTTCTTATGTTTTTCTGCGAAGGATGCCAAGATACCCATGCGCTTATGATCACCCAGCACAAGGGCATTACGTTTATTGAATGGGAAGAATAGAATGATCCCGAAGTGTTTTGCCTGCGGGTCAGACTTAATCTGGGGCGGCGACCATGACATCGAAGACGACGAGGACTACTTCATCGTCTCGAATCTGTCATGTCCAGAGTGTAAGGCGTTCTACCTTATGTATCACCCAACGCCTGAATCCGATGAGCCAGACGCATCGCCCGATTCGGAGTCTGTTTAGCCCACCTCGAGTCCAACATCTGGCGACTGGCCTCGGCCCAGTCCCGCTTATCGACCGCTGCTTTCATTTTTCGGAACTTCGAGAGCCGCGGACGACCGAGTTGGAAGCACATGTTCGCAATGCATAATTGTGCCCCTTCTGGCAAGTCATTGAAATCGCTGTACAATAATTCGCAATCTCGTACAGTTCGTTGGATGTCCTCGTGGAATAGTTCATCGACGTGCTCCTGAGAGACCGTAGTGCCCACTTCGAAGCCGTACAGTTCGTCATCTTCGGTGATTAGGTGCCCGATACCCACGGTTTTGTAACCGAGATGGTCGAGATAGATTTCCAGCTTGCATCCTTCGTCAATGGCAAGCTCGTGTTGAAGCTGTTCTAGATTCATGGTTACCCCCTACATGCACAAGTCTTCATACTTAGTCGTATGAAGGCGATGCTGACTCTTGTCACCCGTGTGTGGTATGCGCAGCAATTCTAGTAGCCAGCGAAACATTATCCAGCACCTCGTAATCTTTCAAACAACTCCCTGGTCCGTGGATCCTGGATCGTGGACTGCGCGGTTTGATTCGTCATGGGTTGTACGGGAGCCGTCGGAATTGAAACGTCAACGACGGCTCCCGTGTCCACGGGCGCCGGTGGAGGAGTCGTCGCCGTGGAGGTTTGTGTTTCTGACGATGGCATTTCAATCCGGAACACCGGACGCTTGCGTTCTTCCACGCCTTCCGCAGTCAGCGGCCTACGCAGGTAGTCACGTTTAATCAGGTTCAATTCGCGCTGCAACCCACGACGATCAAACGGACGGTTAATACTACGATAGAAAGCGGAGATATCGTTCAATATATCGGGTTCAATGTTTACCGGATCAAAACGGCCTTGCAGAATCTTCTTGTAGCCAGAGAATCTGTACTCTTTTGCAGCCCTTCTAATCTCCCTTTCAGACATACCAAGTGTCCTCATGGTTTTGATCAGCTTGAACCCACGATTGTATATTTTGAGCTTGCGTTCGTTTTCCTGCCGATAGTTCTCGATGATGACGGCTGGATCCTCGACGGTACGACCAAACGCGCGAAGCTGCTTGTTAAAATTACCTTGCGGTTGCCGTGCAGCCTCGTTGTGACCATAGGTGCGGTATCTAAAGGAGGAATCGGCAGATACTTTTTGCTCTCCAATACCGGTAAGATAACGAAGTATTTCTTCTTCGGCCTGTCGGACATTTCCTTTTTTGTCCAAGCCCTCGGGGCCGAGAAGCGCGGTCATAAGACGACCCGGCGTCATGTATTCTACATCACCTGTGGTGGGTGATATTTGCGCCAGAGGCATGATGTCAGACACAATCGTGGGCTGGAACGCTTCAAAGATATGAACAAGTCCTTTTTCAACCTTTTCGCCTCTTGTGTCTTCAGAGCGGAATATTTTGTAGCCGGTTCGTGTCTCACCGGGTCGGACGATGAGGTCTGCCAATCTTTCTGTAATGATCGACTCTTCCAAAAATGGTGAAGTAAGTTCACGGAAAAACTGTGTCGCTGCGTTAGCGAGTATTGTATCAGCATCAAGATCAAGTTCTTTGCCGTCGTTGATTGCATTGATGATGCCCATGACCGGACGGCGCAGATAGTCGTACGGGTTAGTGAAGCTGTAGTCCACGTAACCTGTGATGTTGCCATCTTTGTCCACAGAGGTTGGGACAAGCGTACTGTTCTTACTCCACGGAGGTGCGATCTCGCGCAGTGCGTCAATCGTGTCACGCGATAGATCATTTAGATACAAAGCGGTTTCTTGTACAGCCGGACCAGCCACCATTGTAGTGGCGGCGAATCCGTTGAGCCGCCGCTTGCCAATGTCTCGCATACTGCGGCCTTGCTGAACGAGTGCTTGGTTGCCCGCAGCCCGCCCTTCTTGAATCATTCGTGCACCCATCTGCACTTCATCGATGCCACGGTTCAGAGTATTGAAGGACGTACGAGCAATCTCGGCAGGGAATGCGATGAAGTTACCAAGTGGCAGCTTTCGCAGTCCTTCAATAAACTGCGGCACCCGCTCGTAGTTCGGCACGGTGTTTTTCACAATGTCAGCGGCGTATGCGTTTAAACTCTTCGCACCCTGTGCCCTAGCAAAATTCTCAGCGGCGGCAACGTCTCCACCAAACGCATTGACCAGCTTGCTGCGCTCGAAGTCAAAGTTGTAGATCTTCCAGATATCGTCACCACCTTGGTACAGATCCCTGGCGCGTTTATCGATAGACCCCAAGAACTGACCGGCGCGGCCTCGTGTCTTCTTCTGGCCGAGGTTAACACCGAACTGATCTACCTCACCTTTCGAATAGTATGAAAGGCCGTCGTCTATGCTTCGTTCAAGTTCTCGAAGCTGTGCCTGCGTACCTACGACACCAAGCTCCTGCAACTCACGGAAGAATGCTGCGCGTTCTTCTGGAGAAGTTTTGCGAATATTCTCCAGAACAAGCGCAACCGATTCAAAAACATTGGCACCTCGACCAATATTTCCTTGCGCCCCAGCGAAAAGCGCAGCCGAGGTGATGTTACGAATCTGTGTTATCGGGCTGTAAACAGTCTTAACCTTTTGAGAGAAGCCCTTGCCCAGCAAAAATGAACTCATAAGTAAGTTCGTTTCGGGGTTGAACCTTTGCGTGTTGCGGGTCAGGTCACGATACACGGGGTTGCGGGCGAAAGTTCGTACTTCGTCGCCCGCTTCTTTGCCCGCCGAAGTCAATGAACCGAATCCGCTGTCCACTAGCTCGGTATAGTTTGCCCTGTCGGCGAGAGACAGACTCTCGTACACGTTGCCGTCGATAATGTCGTCCCCACCAACACGAGTGCCGTCGATAATTTGCCCCCGGCCCTGTCGCAGAAATCCGTAAAAATTATCAATCGCCACAGTTTCCGCAAGATCGCCCACCGTCCGAACGTAGGCTTCGACAGGCTTGGTGATTTCACCAAGCAGCTTCTTCAGCACATCCTCTTCGAGGCGGCGCGGACGAAACATGTCCCGGCTCATCTTGTTTCTAGCAGTTCTAGAAAGACTCTCGCTGTTTTCAAGGAAGCCGACACGAGTGCGGTAGCGGTTTACGAATGTGTCAACCACATCATTGATCACACGCTGCGTGATCGGTGCGTCGGCGGTAAGCTGGTTGCCGAGATCGGCTTCGCTAACAATCTTGTTGTACAGGTTTCGTGCAGTGTTGGGGTTCTGCTGCAAGAACGCGATAACCTCACGGCGGTTTTGCACGTACTCGTCCGAACGGAAGTACGCATCCGGGTCATCGAACACGCGGTACTTGCGGCGAAGGTACTTGCCGAAGTTTTCTGTGATCTCGTCCCGCACCAACTGCGACACGTTCTGTGTACCGTAGTCACTGTTGACGATACGAGCAGATAAGTCGTCGATCTGCTGTCGCATCTTCAGGACAGACCCACGGGCAAACTCTGGAATAGCTTCGATCAAGTGGTCGGCGTTGTTCGGATCAAAGGCTTCGCCTGTACGCGCTGCCCTGCGGATCGCGGCCCTGCGAACCTCGGCGCTGTTCAAGAAGTTCGCATCCTTGGTCAGGAACCCGTAGATCGAGTTCATAACCTCGACGCGGCTAAGTTCTCCGAACCCTTGCAGGTTTACAGTGTTCGCGCCCTTGAAGATCTTGTCAGTCTCTTTCTCAAGCTGCCGAATCGTGTACGCTGCGTTGTTGGCCTGCGAGTCGATGAAACCCTGGATCTCGGACCGGCGTTCAGCAGCCTCGGTCGTAAGATTACCACGGAAGCGAAGGCGGGCTTTGACTCCCTCATACACATCCGAGATCGTTGTATCCGGGTCCGTGGCCGCACGACGAGTGATCGCACGGGGCACCGTCATGTTACCAATGTACTGCGCTGCCGCGCTGTTGCCTGTCGCTTCAGCAATCTTTTGTAGTGCACCACGAGTGCCCGACGCCACCGGTGCCAGAACCTCGCCGGTCAACATTAATCCGGGTTTTGCAACCAGTGCTGTCGTGCTGAGTAGATAGGGAAATGCCGCTGCCAGTGCACCGGCTTCTGCGCCGAGTCGGATCTTGTTACGAAACCTGCGGCCAGCTTCGAGTCTGCCGCTAAGACCGACATCTTTCTCGGTCATCGTCGGTCCACCGTCAACGAAATCACCGATGGTGGTGACACCGTCGTCAGCGACGGCTGCGTCTACAAGCAGCGCGGCCCCGGCTTGTTGTGCCCGCAGCTTGGCTGTTTGTCCTGCCGTCAAACGTGCCGGCATTGGCCCAGCGGCAGCAACACGGCCCCGGCCTTGCTGACGGATGGCTTTCTCCAACTTGCCGAGCTTGGAAATCTTGGAGACTGCGGCGACACCTACACCGCCCGGTAGCAAGAACTGTCCTGTCACATCACCGATGGTGCCAGCGATGCCGACAGGGTCGAGTCCGAGAGCTTCGCGGACATCGTCTCCAGCTTGGCTGATAGCACGAGTTGTGTTGGTGTCGAACACGGAGTCAATGGCGATGCCACCGAGTTCGGCGACACCTTGCACCGCCTTGGTGGCACCAGACCCCAGACCTTCGGCAAACTCTTGCAGGGTGCCCTCGGATTCTACAGACGGATCGACGATACGATCACGAGCGACGAGCTTTTGTTCCGGTTGAGACGCAAGATGTTCGTCATAATCGGCACGTGCTTCGTCCGCCGTCATCTTAGTATCATCATAGATGATACGCCTGCCCCGATATATTATCTCTTGGTTCGGCATGAGCGATTATCCGCTGCCAGCAACATATGGCGCCTGACCTGGCTGCAAAAAGTCCTTGTCTTTTTGCGTCATGTTGTCTTCCCCAATCGCACGAATGACGTTGTCTACAATCAGTCCCCCTTCACCTATCTGAGTCAGCAGCGAGGCTCCACCTAGCGAGATGTAGGTAGCAAACGCAGGGCTGTGGCCTTGAGCTATAAGATCATCCCGACGGATTTCATAACCCTGTGGCGTAACAGTTTTGCCGGGATACACCATCTTGATCGCATCTTCTTGAGGCACACCATAAGTTTCCATGAGCACCTTGATCTGCTGCGACTTGTCTGGCAACTCGGTAATCTTTTTAAGAATGTCAGCAGTGATGTCATATTCTTTGAAAAGGATCGCTTGTTCTGTGGCCTCGGCCCGCGCCTTCTCTGCCAGACCCATCTCAAGCCCAGCAAGTTTCAGCTTCTGCTCCGCTGCTTCAATCTCGCGAACATCTTCACCGTAGCCCTTGAAGCTTTCTTTACCAGCCTGCGCGACATTGGTTAGAAAGTCGGGAGACTGACCTGCGGCCATGTTCAAGAAAAATTCCATAATCCGAAGATCTTTACGACCTTTCAAGTCAGGAGCATCAATTCCAAACTCTTTCAACAGGGCGTTGGCTTCTTCAACATATTCTTTTGTGTTTTTGTCATTACCACTGCGCCTATTACGCAAGAGATCAAGCGCCTGAATCAAGGTGGTGGGGGAGCTTCCTTCAGTCTCAGGTTCTGCATCTGTTTTTGGTAGGGGTGTTTTGAGTCCGCCCGTCCCAGAATCAACTGCACCGGGCTGCGGGTATGGTGCGCCACCAACAGGGGCAGGCGAGATAATTTCTTGTTGAACAACAGGGTTGTCTGAAAAATTTACATCGCCTTCTTGAGTAGAATCCACGTTAGGGTTTGGGATACCTGAACCGGGAGCCGGGTCAATTATTCCTGGGGTTCGGCCTCTACCTCGATTAATTGTCGCTTCTGGGGAGCTTCCTGAAACACCTGATCCAGTTAGAAAAGCAGTCAAGGGAGAAAGAGTTTCAACATCCTGGCCTACAACTACAGAACGACCACGGCGCGCGCGAACAGGTTCCTGTTCCATAGCAGCCTGCATGATCCGTGGACCGGAGGCCAAGATCCCTTGTGGCATACGCGCCATGCCGCGACGCTGCTGCGGGTTAGTAAACATCCGACGATCAAGAGGTCTTCGCATCATTGGCCGGTCCCGCCTCTTGTTGGATTAAAGAACCCACCGTACAAGCCTGCACCAAGTAGGCCGATGCCCTGAGACAACATGCTTGGCGGAGGTGTGTAGGTCTGGGTGGTTTGTTGTTGCAGTGCCGGGACGCCACGGAAGATGTCGCCCAAGAAGCCAAGCTGCTGGAATGGAAGCTGCTGCTGTGCCAGTGCGTTTTGCTGTGCTACATTCAGTGCCTGTTGCGCTTGGCCCTGTTGCAGGCCACCAATACCAAGCAGTGTGTTGATATCCTGCGCGCCCATTTGCTGGCCTTGCATGCCAAGCTGCGCGATGCCACCTGCAAGCCCTTGTGACAGTCCGCCGGTAAGCTGTGCCTGACGAAGCTGCTGCGCTGCCGCGTCCTGCGCCAGCTTGGAGGCTTGCGAGAATCCGGCGCTGCGAAGGCGCTCACCCGTACGTGCCTGCTGTTCCAGTGTGTTGCGGCCAATCTCGCCTTGAAGCACTGCCTGCCTGCTACCACCAAATGCACCAGAACCAATAGCCGAAGCTGCTGCTTGCTGCTCTTGTATCTGACCTTGGCGACCAATGTCTGCCTGCGCTCGTTGAACAACATCCTCTAGAAACGGATCCATATACTCTTGGTAGGCTGTCGGAGACATGCCTGCGCCAGCGGCAAGCTGCTGTGCTTGACCAAGACCAGAAGTCAGAGCTTCTTTCGATTCTTGAAGAAACGGTTGGAAGGCGCCGACACCACCAAGTGCAGAAGTAATTGCCTGTTGTTGTCCTTCAGAAAGCCCAGCAAGCTGTTGTTGGACAAACGGCATGGTTAAACCCTTGCCGCCTTCCGACACGGGCTTGAACAGGTTCTGCGCCGAGGTCAGAAGATCTGCAATATACTGCTCCTGAAACTCGGGCAGTCTCGTCGTCACTGATTGAGTTGCTACAGCCATTACGCTTGGGCCTCCAGTTCGGCCATCATATCATACATACGAGCAGCGCCGATATCCCTATCTCCGCCACCGGCTCCACGGACAGCCGCTGCTGTCATTACAAACTCACCGTCGGACAGACGGGCGGGCACGGAATCAGAAGTGCCGGTCCCTGGTCCGTTGACTTCCCCACCGTGCATCATGGTAGCGATACCAACTTTCTCACCTGTAAGGTTTATATCCGAAACAGGCACAACATAATCGTTCGGGTTGGGTCGTGTTTGTATTTCTTGCCTGTATTTCTTTAGCTGATCAGGGTCGTTCAACTGCACGATAGTGCCATCGCGCAGCCGACTTGTCATGGCAAAGTCCTTGCCCACAGGCTCGGGACGTTCTTCGAAACTGTACTCCTGACGCTGGCCCAAACCCCCGGCCAACGCCAGTGCGCCGACACCCATGCCAAGTTTTTGTGCGCCGGATAGCCCACTGAAAAAACTGCCGATGCCGCCCATCGAGCCACCACCAAAACCAAAACCGATCATTGCCGGAATGGCAATCGGTGCAATCTTGCTGATGCTTTTTGTAATGTTGCTAAACAATCCCATCAGGTCACCACTTTTACAGTGCCACTATCATTATACAGAGCACCAGTTTCTAGTCCAGTCGCGCTGGTCGGCAGGTCCGTCAGCGTAATCTTCGTACCACGCAACTCTCCGGGGTTGCGCTCCTGCGAGATAAACAGTTCCAACGCACGAGTCAGGTCAGCCATATACTGCTGCGTGTACTCGACCGGCGGTTCGGGTAGCCTTGGCGGTGCTATCTGATTCGATGACACTAGCGCCTCCCGTCTGGCCGCAGATCAATGCGCGGACTGCCCAGCTTCCACTTCGCACCCAGCGCCTCGGACTCGACGCGCAATGCGAAGGAACGACCACGCGCACGAAGGTGCAACTGGTTTGTAAATGTCTCAACCGGAGAGCTTGCCGTGCGGATCGCGTCACCGGATGCTGTGTTGTCGAAACTTGCGCCCGGAAAGTTTCTAGCTTTGACCGTAAACGTGGCCTGCGGGCTGCTGAGATTCGTCGAACCGTTGAACGTCAGATCCGGAATCACGCGCCTAATGTAGGTGAACTTGTCGCCATCGCCAATGTCAATAGCTGCGGACTCGATGAACGAGTTCATCGCGGAGCCGTCATCGTCGTAGCCAAACTCGTGGTTGTAGAGATACGCGGACCCAGCAGCGATGGGATATGTACGAACACCACGGTCGATCCATGCGGTTCTGTTAAGTGCTCCAAAGTACCACACTTTTTCGCCATAATTATATATAACGTACCTGTCGTTGTCTGTGCTGCTGGCCGACGGATAGAACCAGAAGATCTCGGAAAACTCAGAGTTGATGCCGGACACAACCTTGTCAGCCTGCTCAAAGTTAAAGTCGAGGAAGACCTTGTCCTTTACCGTGCAAGGAAGCTGCTGCGTCTGACCAGCATACACATAGAAATTGTCGATGCCCATCCAGAACACAACGTCCTCGGTTGCGACGGCAGCATTAGGACTCATGATCGTGATGTTCGAGGCAAGCTGCTGCAAGCCGAAGGTGAACGGCGGACCAATGAAGCGCATAGAGTTCAGCGCCGTGTCGGTCCACACCAGAATTTCACGCTTTGTTTCAACAGCCTGAACAAAGGTTGAACCCGCGCCCAGCGTCAGGTCGCCAGCGGTGTTCGTCGCTGCGGGATACCAGATGAGCGGATTCTCTTGATCAGAGAAACGGATTAAAAGCGGGTCTTGCACACCATCGCCCTGATTAGCGGAAGAACTGGCGTTCAAACCATCGCAACCAAACGCGATAACGTGGCGGTCCTGATCAGATACCAGAACCTGCTTGGCGACCTGCGGGACGCTTGTCTTTGTGCCAGTGCGCGTGGATAGCTCCACTGCGGCAGTGGACAGATTGTTGGTCTTGTCCCAGTAATAGATGTTGTCGTCTCTGGCATTGATGATCAGGTCTTCACCGAAGTTGTCGTGGGACCACAGACGAATCTGGTTGGTGGTGGTCAGACCACTGGACGCGGCATCACCCCAGCCGTCACGGCCATATGTGCCAGCACCCCAACCGGTGCCGCCGACAGCGTCGTCAAGGCCGACATTAATCTGATATGTACCCACGGTGCTGGAGCCGCCGTTGCCGCTATCCGAAGAGTTAGCTGCAACTGCGCTGGTAATCTCGTAGCTGTCTGCATCAACAATCCGGACAACCTGATACTCTTTGTTTAGAACGTCAGCAGTGATGACGCCGCCAAGAGAAACTGCGCCGGAGAAGGTGACGAAGTCGTTTTCAAACGCACCATGCGCGGTGTCGCTGACGGTGATTGTGGCGCTGCCATTGGTGGCTGCAAACGTCACATCCCCCGCGCTGGTCGTGACCCGGATAGGGGTGATGTCGCTCAACCCCTGACCTTCTTCGATGTAGTATTTTAGATGTGTCCCCACACCGAGGTAGTTCGAGCCGTCGAGCGCAATCCAGTTATGCAGCGCACGAGCCGAGCCAAGATAGGTGTTGCTGCTGTACTTTTCCCAGCCGCCTAGCTTTTCAGGGTATCCAAACCGAAACCGTATCTTGTCACAGTCACGCCAGCCACCTTCGTTAGAGTACGAGGTAACCTCTTGGTTTATGCCGGGACGGAATTGTAGTTTTGTCAGTGGCATTACGCACTCGCTGTGCCGGGAGCATTGAAGACATTCATGTTAATAGTGCCAGAGGTAGGCACATTCGTATTAGTGTTAACCGAGGTACCAGTATTACTAGTGCTTATACTCGTAAACCCACCACCAAAACTATTGTATTGAACTGTTCCGCTAGTGGAAAAATTCAAGGTGGCGTCAAGTCCAGAGGTGTTGTTGTTGCCACCTAGACCGTGAAAAGACACAGCGTGGGTGCCAGCGGCAAAGGTGTTGCTTACATTTCCGCCTATGCTTTCGCGCGGGTGAAAGGTTCCTCTCGTCACTCCACTAGCCGATTTGTAAACCTCCACGATATCACCAGCGGCTAAGTTTGATATGTTGTAGTTAGAAGCACTACCCACCCCGTTGTCATAGCTTAAACTCAATGAGTGAAGAACACTGCCACCACGGCGTATTCTCATTGCATTACTAAAATTCCCCTCTTTGTCAGAACTATTGTGAACAAAAATCACGGATATGCCCACCGTTCCTGAAGCCTCGGATGCCGACAATGTGCGAAGTGTGACGTAAATGCCAAAAGGCGGTGGGCTGGGCTGGGTCGTAAGGACAATGGTATTAGCCGCGTCAAGGAAATCGTAACCTCCCAACCTTAGGTGTGCTGACGTGTTTTCGTAATAAACACCATTGTAACTGTCGAAGTGACCTACAAGGGGTATTGAGCCGCCGTCTTTCGTGACTGAGACAGTGGTGGATGCACTGAACGTGATTGTTCCAGTGCCGGGACTTGCGGATACGTTTGTGTTATTTGCGCCATCAATCGTCAGGCTGGTTTGATTGCCAGTAAACCCGGACCCGCCCGTGGAACCACTTGAGAAACCTTGTGCGACAAGTCCGGTTACTCCTGTATTTGTGGTGGTGTCTGTTCGAGTGTTGGGAACCTCTGATCCACCGCGATAATATTCCGACATGGATATAGGATTCGATCCGCCGTAGAAGGTCTGAACTTCAGAAAGCGAGATCGCGTTTCCTGCGCCACCATCAACACCCATTTATACCTCCTATATGCTACCGAAGGCTGTCACGTCGCCTGTGACCTTGAGGTTGCCGCTGGTATCTAACTCCATCTTGGCGGTGCCTGCATATGAAACGACAAGTTTGTTCGACGAGACAGAGAACACCCAGTCGTTAGAGCTATTGTCTAGCGTGAACGTATCACCTTGTACCGTGCCGGTAACATCAACACCCACTGATGTGGTCTCAATCTTTTTGCTGTCATTGTGATAAAGTTCGACAGCACCGCCATCGACAAACTTTGCCATTTCGTGACCATCAGCACCGTCAATGTTCAACGTGCCTAACGTGGTGATGTGACCGTCTGTGCCATCCCAATACACAGAAACATCATCACCGGCACCAAACTTCAGTCTGTTAACCTCTGCACCGGAGCTATCTGGAAACTCAATGTTGTTGCCGTTGGTAGCAAGTACACCACCAAGCTGCGGGGAAGTGTCGTCCGCAATCTCAGCAATGAAGCTGGCCTTTTGAACCTGCGCGCCGGAGCCTGCGCCATCCGCAAAAATCCACGCAGTCTCGCCGTTAATGACAGTAGCGTTGCCTCCAGAACCCTGCGTAAAGATCGCCGACTGTCCGGACGAGTTCTTGACCAGATAGACCTTATCCTGATCGTTGGGGCTAATCGTAATCGTATTAGTTCCCGAAGGGGAACCGCCCAGAACTAATACCTTATAGCCGCCGTCAGACAACGACCCATCAGAAGTGGTCAGCGTGGTTGTCGTGCCTGTCAGAGACAGGTCAAGGACACCGTTGATCGCACGATCAATGATGTCAAAGTTCGTGTTGGTCGTCGTACCCCAGGTGCCTGACTGTTCACCGGATCCGGGTTTTTCGATACCAAGGTTAGCTGTATAGGTGGATGCCATTTATTTCACCATCTCTGTCCATGTCTCTGTTGTACCACTTGCAGAGATTTCTGTCCACGAGTCCCCTGTGTGCGTGACCTCCGTCCAGTTCTCGTTAGTAGCTCCAGCGTTGATCTGCTCCCACAGCAGCCGGCCATCTGTCGTCTGGTCGAAGGCAAAGATGACATCGTAGTCGCCAGAGAAGATGCCGATAGCCGCCGACGTTTGCAGGAACGTGCTGTCCAAAGACATGGCCGTCGTGCGTACACGATTTGCCAGCGTGGTCTGTATAGTGTCGCCGATCTGCGTGGACAGACCCTTGGCAATTAAGTTGCCGTCGCTGGTTTGCGTGAAGTTGCCAGACTGCTCGGAGACGCCGGACGCAATAAAGTTCTGTGTTGTGGTCTGCGTGAAGTTGCCAGACTGCTCGGACACACCAGACGCCACAAGGTTGCCGTCAGAGTCCTGATCAAACTGCGCGTCGATAACAACGGGCGTCTGGCGAATGTATGTGGGCGTCGAGGTCTGCGTGAAGTCGCCGCTGATGTCGGCGATACCGGCTAAAATACCTACGCCGATGCTTGCCTTGGACGATGTACCTTCGACATCCATCGACCCCTTCAGGACCGCGATGGCTGCACCAGTCTGCGTGAAGTTGGCGTCAAGCGTCTCGGTGCCGAACAGGACGATTCCCTGATCAGCTATTGCCCTTTCCGAGATGCCGTGAACGCCGAACATCAGTCAGCGTCCTGAATGGTCAGCAGTCCCTCCGACTGCTGTCGCTGGATTTCGTCGTAATGACGGTTGCCGGGGGCGAGGGGTACGGACATCGTTATGCCGTCCACAATAATGCGTATTCCTGCCTGTGTACCGTCAATGTCGTTGTAATATTGTGCGCTTGTAATGTTCATCTATAACTCCGCATCCGCAGTCCAGTGACCAAAAATGTAAGCACTTGCAAAGTTGGCACCAATAGGAACGTATGCTCTGCATCCATTTGTACCTTTTCTGTCAAAGGTAGTCGTCCCAGTGCCAGCTACACCACTACGTTCATAGTTCCAACTGCCGCTAGTGCCTGTTGCTTGGTATGCCACCATTGTAGGCGCAGCACGTTTCTCAACATTAAATGATGGGCGAATGATTGCGTTTGCGTTTCCCTCAGAATTTACGGTCCAATTTTCTGTCCCTTTATTGTCTGATGTTCCCGGTGTCGTTCCTACGTCATAGGATTTTTCAAAATATCTGCGACACCTAGCCAACTCATCGCCAAACGACCGATGCTCAAACGGCGTGGACTGTTCGCCGACCTCAAGCTGGACTCCGGTGATGTACCATTCGTTGCTGGTGCTGTCGGCAAGGTTTACTTGTGAAGAGTGGACACGATTAGCGTTTACATTTGCTTCCCAAACATTGTTAGTAAAAGTGCCACCAGTAAAAGTGGAACCAGCCCCCAGCCACCATTTTACTATTATCCCAATACCGCTGTCACTGTTAATCCCACTGCCACTTGTATCTGCCGGTATTGTAATTTCTTTTTTTTCCCAAGTGTTAGCGGAGTCAATGGTATATGTTGTGGAGTTGAGACGGTTCGGGTCTTGGGCAAATACTTCAAATGTATAAGTGCCAGTCTTGTTAGACCGAACCCAAAAAGAAACGGTAATCGCTTTTGCGTCTGAATTACCGTACCCCAAATGAGCAACGTCTTGCGCCTCTAGCCTAGTTTCTACCGCTACTTGGTCTGAGGCAGCAGGAGAAGCATCTGCTGTCGTGCAATCAAATTTAAGGGACGAAGAAAAATCACTGTTCGGTGTAGTCGAACTTTGTGAAATTGTCCAAGTGCCTTGCGTTGTAATTGAAACTCTCCAACGGTCGCAAGTTTTATAGCCACCACTTGTTTGACCGGTACTACTCGTCCCACGCTGCGCCACAGTCATCGAACCGTTGGTCACCATATTTTTGCCGGTAATGCCACCAGCATCAGCCGAACCGGCGAGGTCAGCAAATTCACGCGCTCTACTCATCTGTTACTCCGGCTTCACAGGCCACACGACAGTGTCGAGGGACTGATAGGTGTTGGTAATGTCGCGCAGCGCCTGACGGTAGTCCCGCCGTGCCTGTGACATGGTCAGATCCGAAGAGGCCCACCAATCTGTTTCTGCAAGGCGGCGGTTCCGCTCGGCACGAAGCAGCTTCAGCGGCTCGGCAGCATCAAGCTCTGCCAGCTTCGAAGAGACCGTGGTCCACGATACACCCCAGTTGTCAGGGTTATCGGACTCGACTGCACTGCCGTTCTCGTCCTCGCCGATAATTCGGCGGAACATGGCGTTGAACTCTGCCTCTGTGGTCGGCTCACCACGAAGCACCCACTGTTCGTCAGGGATGAGGGCTACGATTGCGTCTGCTACTGTTGCCATGTCTTAACCCAATAAACATCCACTGAAATTACAGTGGCCCATGTAAAACAAAACATCACCTACACTTGACCTTAACCTAACGCCGAATGTGTCGTTGGCATCTAACCCAATAACACATTGAAAACTAGAAGAAGAGTTGGCAGGTGTCCTAGCCTCATCAATGTCACCACCTACATTAAACTGGCTCCCGTTACGTTGCCAAGTTGTGCGGGATATATTGCTGGAACCCCCAGCGACGAATGTATTATGGACAAACAGGTACACTCCCGTTACCGGCGCAGTGAATAGATAAGTTGACGTTGAGAATGCGTTGCCTACGTTTTGATAAGTTGCGTTAAAAGGCAGCAAGCTCCCGGCGGTTACAGTTGTGTCTCCATTGCTAGAACCCGCAAAAAAATGCACTCTCTGCGGAGTCAACACACGCCCAGACGAGTCAATCGTCAGCGCACTGTTCCCGTTAGTCGGGTCTTGGATTTCGGAGACCTTCAGTATGCTGCTCATCCCGCTATCTCCATTACTGTGAGCGTTGAAATACATCTTTGGTCATAGGTGCCAGTATTCCTGTCTGGCACTGACCTATTGATATGGGTTGTAGGGGTATTTTCATTGTCAAACCTCCTCGCCGCACGAATGTCGAAAGTTATTGCGTTAGTTGTGTTTGGCGAAACTAACAACTCTCGTGTCACGTCTGTAATGAGTCCGTGTGTGTTTTGAGTCCCAAAGTCAGCCATACCACCAAACAAAGAGCGAGGGCGAGATGATGCGGCATCTGCTAGTCCGATTTCAGTCCCATCTTGGAACAAACCACAGTGCCAAGCATAATTTGTCGAAGACAAAGAGATGCACCCAATAATAAGAAACTTACTTGAAGAACTAGCTGGTGTGATGGAGACTGATAAATTCGGAACCGAAACAAACGTACCAGATGTAGTCGAAAAAGTGTCTGTTTTTACGGCTTGCTTCACCTGCACCACATGCCCCGGAATCTGGATGCCGTTGCCGCTGGTCTTCTCGTTGATAGTGTCTACGAATAGTGTACTCATGGCTTAACCAATCAAATACATGTCAAAGTGTGATTTGTTGCTGTTCAGGTGTGCCTGACCGCTGTTAACATTTACATACACAACATCACCCGCGGCCAGTTTAAGAGCGCCTGTCATATGTCCAGTTGGATAGGTGTTTTGGCTACCCTGCTCGTAGTGCGCGTCAATGTCGTGGGCAGTTCCTGAACCACCAATTTGTAGTTTCAAAACCACATCAGCCGAGTTAGTGCCTTCAGCGTAAAACTGAGCCGAATAAAAATATAAACCGGCAACAGGTATGGTCGCCTTTCCGGTTGTTGTACTGTACATCCCGGTGTTGTACTGGCCTTTAGTTGGTTCATTCACCTCATTATAAATGATAATACCTGTGATGCTGCTTTGCGCTGTAGAGCCAGCGCGGAAACCGGGCCGGGCTGGTGTAAAAACGCGACCTGAAGAGTCGACAGTCAGCCCATCCGTCGTGCTGCCCGTCGCCCTTACCTTGTCTACATTTATTATCGAAGCCATACGCGCCTCACAGGATTGTCAGACTGCCACCACTGGCAACCGTTATTGTTACGCCATCAGCAATCGTAAGTGGTCCAATGCCAAGGGCATTCTTTGTGGCGGCAATGGTGGTGTTCTCGCTGACCGTCTGGTCGTTGGTGCGGAACGCCGCCGTGTCCACCGTGGTGTTCGTGGTCTGGAAGGACGTTGCGGTAATCTCCGCAGCAAACGTGCCGCCGGACGCCTTCGACACTGTATCAGTAACCGAGAACGCACGAAAGGCGCGGATTACCAACTCGTCACTAGCCGCAGCCCCGGTGCCGAGTGTGATTGTATCTCCGTTGCTGGCCGTGAAGTCTGAACTGTCCAGGTGCACCCCGTTAAGGTAAACATCAACATCGTTGCCACTAAAAGCCAGTATCGCACCATTTGCATCTGCTCCCGTAAATGCTGTCTGACTCGTCGTTGCCGTGTACTTGAACAACTGCATAGCAAAGCTGGTCGGCTGGTCTACAGCGCGGCCAAAGAAACGGACCTGAATGATATCGCCGTTGGCCGGCGCCGCCGAGAAGGTTAGCGTGTTGCCCTGCGCGGTGTACGCCTTCGACAGACCCGGTTCCTGAACGATGTTGCCGATGATGACGAGGATAGCCTCGCCCGACACGACGTTCTGCGCCAGCGTAAATGCTGTCGTGCTACCGTCGCCGGTAAAGGTCTGGAAGGTGATGTCACCTACGTTTGGATCTACGCCGATATAAGCCATTTGCTTCTCCGATTAAGTCAGCTTTACGACGTAGGCGTAGGTATGAGCGATGCCTTCATAAAAAGTCCTATCGCCGCCACTAACGTGTTGAAAGTCGAAGTAATCGTTTGCGGCCATGTTAATCAACACGTTCACATGCAATGTTCCGTACAGTATTGATTGACGGTGGCTCATAGCCACTTGACTGGCATTCTTGCGGATTGCAATGCGAACATTGTTTGGTCCGCCGCCATTATAATAGGCTTGGAGATAAACCGCATAAACGCCACCAGTCGGTACAGTTAATGCGCCGGTGTTGCTGTTGTAGTTCATGTTGACGAAGCTAGGCACACTCCAAGCCGAAGTGCCATCGTCAGTTGCGCCAATCCTGTCGTTATTGTTCCAAGTAATGTTGTTGCTGTTGTTACCTTGAAGAACGACGTACGGCTGCTTACCCATCGTTACGCTGCCGTTACTATTTATATTAAGAACCGACGCGCCGGACTGTTGTCCATTTGGGAGATAAAACGACTGGACGTTGTTCTGGTAGTCCACGTTCCAGATATTGCTGACGTAGCCTCCGGACGCATTTCTCTGAGAGATGTTAAAAGCGGCGTTTGTGTTACCAGAACCACCAGCCTTGTGATGGTACAGGTATGTCCCCCCGTAGTTCGTAGCCATGCCGGGATTGGCAAGAAGCAGACTACCACCACTGTAATTCGTGGTCGCATCACCGCCCTTAACTATGACATCAGCATGAGTGCTTCCATTATCGACTTGCAACTTGGCGCTGGGAGACGCGCCAATGCCGACCCGCTCACTACTGTCTATGGTGACCGCAGTAGCGTCAGAATTGTCGGTAACGCCCGTGTTAAGACCGGGCCTGTTAATTTTACTGAGCGGCATTAGTTACCCTCCAGCGTTGTGACACGAGCCTCAAGGGCTTCAATCTTGGCAATGCTTTCCTTCAGGGCCGCAGTCAACAGAGGTACCAGCTTGCTATAGTCCATTTGCATGTATAGGGGATTGCCGTCGCTATCAACTTCATCTTGTGTGCCAGACACAGCAATAGGCACAACAGACTGCGCCTCATGTGCTAAAAAGCCGTCTTGGTCTGCCGCATCAAGGTCTTCATTCACCCAGCTATAACGCTTGGGCAAAAGCTGCTTCACCCTTGCGATTGCGCCGGTCATGTCTGTAATGTTCTCTTTCAGACGTGCGTCTGACGTTGTGTTGTATTGGACGCTGGCGTCGTTGACACGATTGATGGAACCTATTGCTGCATTGCCAGCATTGTTACTAAATGAAATCTGAGTGAAAACCCCGCTAGTGCCTCTTGCATTGTGTATTGTCACAGCATTGTTGTTTGTCGCCTTAAAAACAACATCACCGCCTAGTGTCGAGGAAGTCGTGTTATGAAGAAGGCGGCCATCACTCGTGATGCGCAAACGTTCTGTGCCACCAGACAAGCCATCTTTGAAGGTCAAAACAGAAGAAGTGCCGTACTGAAACGACATCTCAGTTGCGCTACCGACAACCCTAGCAACCTCTGTGTCACTGTCTTTCAAGCTTAATATTGAGCCGTTACTTCCGTTAAGAGTTAAACCACCATACCCACTGTTGCTTACTGGCGAAAGCGTCCCGATGCCCAAATTGCCGCTGCTGTCGATACGCATACGTTCTGTGTTATCCACTGCAAAAATAATGCGGCTGTTGGAACTAGCGTTTGCAGTGTCCGCTGAAATCTGGAGGCTTCCAGAGGTATAATCAGCGTTGATTTCAGAGTAATTATTTGATGCGCCGGTATCAGTAAGACGAATGATTGGCGCACTCCCAGAAATTTCTAGGGCTTGTGAAGGTGAACTCGTCCCGATGCCCACCGCCCCGCCGCTTGTGATGCGCATGCGTTCTGTGTCATTCGTTGTGAACGCGACATGATGGTTGGAACGCGCACCCATCGACATAGCGCCGTGCGTTGCAGAGGCAATCATTTGAAGTATATATGCGCCGCTGCTCACTAAATTTGCGCTGTACGTTGAGCCGTGATTTGTTTGGAGTGTCGTTCCTCCGAAATTGGTTGGATTGGCCGTCCCGATGCCGACGTTCCCGCTAAACGCCCCGGTCGTCGCTGCCAGCGCAGCGTTAGCATCATGCTCCAGCCGGGTAGTAACCTCTGCCTGCCCACGGTAGATGACATAGATGTTGCCGGTGCCGGACGGCGGTGCCTCGTCAAATGTCAGCGTCGTGCCAGACGCAGTGTAGGACTTGCCAGAACCCGGCTCCTGCTGGACGTTCTCGACAAAAACCTCCAACTCCTCTCCAGTGTTCACGGCGCGGTTCAGTGTAAACACGGTCGCCGAACCAGTGCCGTTGAAGCTCTGGCTCGTTGTCTTCGTCAGTGTCTTGTTTGGTTGTGCGCCGAGATATGCCACATAGCTCTCCGTTAGACTGCCTGACTGTCTACGAAAGTCTCGTAGGCCGTCTTAATCGAACTCGTCCACACGGCGTTGCACACAGCCTGTACGGATGCGTCCTCGCCAGAGATGTCGGTGTCACCCCAAGTGTCGCCGGTCTTTGTGCGACATTGCAGGACATGCCGGTGATAGGCGCGGCTAATCTCGTTGCCGTCGTCCATAATAATACGGGCTTTGCGAACCTGTACGGCCTTGTAAGGGCCACGAACCTCGCAGTCGTATTCAAATGTTTCTGTCAGTGCCATTGTTTACTCCTTCTGTTTACCGTCGCTGGCTGCGACCTGTCCGACCCCTACCGGCTGGTGGGGTTAAAGAACCGGATACCAAACATTGAAATCAATACGCTTACCGGACGCTGCCGTGCAGGTGACAAGGTTGTTTGACCCATATCGGAAAAACAGATTGTCAGCTAAATTTTCAATATTGGGGCGTAAGTTTGCTTCAATGATGCTAGTGCTAAGATTACTGAACCCGATGCTGCCACCGCCTAAACCGTTCGTGCCAATCGTAGAGGCAAAAGGCAGATTGATATTCAGAGCATTACTGTTTGAAGTTGAACCTACGGTGAACGAACCGTCGATGTACACCAACGCACCAATCTTAACCACACGACATCTGTGTGTAGTTATTGTGGCTTGCCCATGACGTTCAGCAAAACTGTAAGTTGACTCCTCATAATCATCCAGCGCATTTGCTTGTGCCGTGTCGCCGTTGAATGTGATGCCGCCGCCAGCAAGAATTGCCATTCTTTCGGTGTTGTTCGTAAAGAACTTCATTGGAGTGTTGCTCAAATTATACATTTGAACATCACTGTCATTACGATTTAGCGTGAATGTGCGTGTGCCATCATCATCCAGAAGGTTGAACAAGGCACCGCTAGTCCCACCCTTAATGTCTAATGAGGTGTAGTTGGCAAAATTTGTCGGGGAAGTTGTGCCGATGCCGACGTTGTTGTTGGTCGCATCGACATGCAGGGTGTTGGTATCGACAGTCAGGTCACCGTTGACTGTGTCGATTTGATTGCCGCCAACCTTGCTCAGAGCCATCAGCTAATCTCCAGTACCGATACAACGACATCAGCGGCAGACGCCTGACTCGCCGTCACCCGCAGGATGTCACTTGCGTTCATCACAATCTTCTGGTCACCGCCGACAGCCACCAGCGACGAGCCTACCGGCACGATGGCGTCCTTCACGATATGTACGTTGTCACCGTCGTTGTTGATTAGCTGGACCGAAACCGTAATCGACACCGCCAAAATGTTCGCCACGTTCAGGCCAATGATGGTGGTCTCTGTGGCGGAGGGGCATGTGTAAACGTCCGCGTTGGCAGTTCCTACGCCCGTGTCCGTAAATGTCTTAAAAGCGTTTGCCATGTTGCTATCCTAACGCAATCGCGAATGCCAGCGAGTTATCCGTAAAGCCTTGGATCACGTTGTTGGCGTCGTTAAAGATCATCTTTTCAGCAGGCAGCGTACAAAAGACAGTGCGCGTACCAGAGGACCAGCTAACAGCATTGTCACTGTTAGAGCTTTGTAGGATCGTGGTACGAGCCAGCGTTGTGCCTGACGATGTGTACGTTCCGATTCCAATTTCAAAGTCCGTCCCATCCGTGCAGCAGTAGTAAGTCGTGTTGCTGTTGCCAACCTCTGAAAACGCCTCAAAACCACTAACGGCACCAGCGAGTGTGTAAGTGCCAGTGCCGGTGGTAGTGGTCGTCTCCTTGACGCGATCTTTGAGTACCAGTGCCATTACTTCAACTCGATGGTCAGGTTCCCTGCATTGATCCGGAAGATGTCACCAGAAGCAATCGCCTTTGATGCGTCCAACGCACCGACAAACAGGATGTTGCCGCCGGTAGATGCGTCCGCAATAAAAGCATGTGTCACGGTGTAGGTGGCTACGCCGCTTGATGCAGAATATTCGATGTTGGCTGCGTTGGTCACCGTCTGCTGGTCTGTCGAAGACGAGGCCAGTGTCCAGCCCGCCGCGTTAACCTGCTGCCGCGTGTAGTTGGCATCCTGCGTTGAGGTGTTGACCTCTGTCAGGGTGCCCGCTTCTGCGTTAGATACTGCGGTTGCAAGGCCAACATAAATGGAATTACCCGGAGTTGCAAAACTCCCGGCATTGTTCTTGAAGATAAAGCTAAGGAGCTTGTTCTCCAAGTAGGTGGTTGCTGCGTTTGATGTCGCCATCTTCTACTCCTTATGTCCGAGGCCGATCCGGCAGACCTCTGCGGTACGCATCGCTATTTTCTCTAGCTTCTGCCAGATCTTTTATCCTGGTCATAGCCTCGGTGAACTGCTTCTCATACAACTGAAGCATGTCCGGCTCACCTTTCATGTAAATATACGCTTCTACCAATGAGCCGTAAAGTAGAGCGTTCGGCGCGTTATCACTGAGCCACGTTGTACCACTATCCGAACCTGCCGTCAGTGATGCAGGGCGGTAATAATAATGAAGCTCCACCGCGTAATTGCTGTCCGGCGTAGGAGCTACGATAAAGTTGCTCACATCAAAAAAAGCGTAATATTTCGGAGTGCCGGTAGATGAGGCGTTTGGATGATACTCTTGTAAGAAGTTCACATCCTTCTGAAGCAAAAACTCTTTCGAGCTACTGTTCGTGATCGACAGCGAAAAGGATGCGAGATAGTCCGTCGGCACCGTAAGATACGGATCGTTCTGCGTCAGAGCACTGGTGGCATTCTTGCGGAAGATTTCCAGATCAACCAGCTTGAAGATGCGGTCCTCGGCTGCACGAATGAACACAGGCAGGTTCGTCACGAAGGACGTTTCCGTATTCTCCGTGTAATCCTGAATCGCTGTTTTTAGCTGTGCAAATGTGAACGCCATTTACTTCTCCAACGTCACCGGTCCGACAGTCGCATTTTCACCACCGCCTCGTGCACCACCCGTGGTCGCGGTGCCGGACGTAGCCGTGAAGGTATACAGGTTCGAATCAATGACAGTAATCTCGTAACCACTTGCATTCTCCAGTGCAGCCTTCGTGAATCCATCAAATGCCTCCGCTTTTCGGAACCTTACAGTATCTCCGCTTGTGCGTCCATGCGAAGGCTCCACCACTGTGATTACTGCACTTCCCGAAGAACTCGACAAAAATGGGTTAGCCGTCAACAATCTCGCAACCCCAACCTCGGTGCGTTGATCGGGACGTGGATCATGGATGGCCTGCGGATCCGGCCCAACACGAATCGGCTCTAGCTGCGGGTGTTTTGCTTCGTACTCGTCTCTGCCTACTTTAGAACCATTCCATTCTGTAACCATCTCGACCAGTCGGTATCTAAAACCAGACCGGTCGGATATTCCGTAAGCATCTTTACCTGAAGCAAACCTCGCCATTAGTTCACCCGTAAATACTGCATGCTCGGTTGCAGCTTCAGTGCAACACGATCTTCATCCTCGTCTGCCGCCCGCTGGAACTCTTCTTCATACACAGCTTTAAGAAGCTGCACCCGCTCCGGCGCCTTCTTCATGGCAATGTAATATGCGAGGCCGGCGACCATACAAGGGAGGAATCGGAAAGGTGCGTCAGTAGTGTTGACCAATGCATCCGCATCTTCGATGCGACGGACATAGTAGTAGATAAGGCTATCACTAGAACTGTCCGGAGTAGGCCAAAGAACAACCTGTGGCGAGATCTGCCTGTTATAGAAGAATTGACTTGGTCTTCCTGTCTGATCCTTATTGGGTATATGCAGGTAATCACTCCTGGACATCCGATCTAGCTGGAAGTCCACGCTACTCCGACGAATAACCACCTCAAGCAGGTCAGTGTGTGTAGCATCAAGCGTGTATGTCGCTGTGCCCGATGTAAGACTCACTGTCGCCTGCTTCACGGTCCACAGATTAAGACCACGATTGGCCCAGTCTGCGAACATAAGATTCAGAGATCGACGAGCCGTACGCGCGTCGTAACCGGTGCGGACTTCAAGCCCGCACCGCTCGTACGCCTCTTCAATAATCTCTGCTACGTCGAGATCAAAATCTCTGGACCCAGAAGTCGCCATTTACTTCTTCTTCCGCATAGCCTTGCCGCGTTTTGCCATAACAGGCTTCTTCATCATGGCGCCGCCGCCACGCATGGCCTTTTTCTTCATGCCCATGCCACCGCGCATTTTACGCATTGGTTTTTTCATACCCGGCATATTCAATTCTCCTCTGCTTTCGCGTTTCGACCAGACGTTGGTAATCGTCCGGATCATAGTTAACATAGTAATCCAGACGCTCCAGCTTTGCACTAGCATTGTCTAGATCCGTAAGACGTTGCACAAAAATCATGTTCAACCCCTTGTCCTTGAACGACAGCAGCCAGATATCAACACCTGTTGCAGCCAACCACCCGTTCAATGCGAAACAACCTGCTTCTAGGTCGTCGTAAGTGTACTTGTCGCCGTAGTTTCCGCAGACAACGACCTGATACGTGTCGTCGAATGCCCGCATCTCTTCGTACACAGCATTCCAAAGGTCGCCCTCGACCTCCAGTGTCTTTACCTTTTCGCCTAACCACGCATTCCTAGCAAACGGACACAGCGCATTGCCGTTAACAAAGCCGTCGGGGTGACAAAGCTCGTCAAGAATCCAGTCTTCAAGAATTCTTGCGAGTTGCATTGCGCGTCGGCATTGTCATGGCACCAGCAGCTTCTTTACGCGGCGAACACATGCCGCCATTCTTAAAGAAACCCATCTTTTTGACAGTCTCCGGAGATTCTTCCTTCAGCTTGCGAAGACCTTTGCCTTTTGATCCCTCTGGAATTGGCTTCATTTCTTTTTCCTTCTCACTGCTTTTACACGCCGAGGCTTGCCAGCCGGTTGACCCAAACGCTTCTTCTGACTAATTCTGCTGCGCTTTTCAGCGGCTGTCATTTCTGACCCTGTCTTGGGGGTTTTGGACGAAACCCTTTTCGAGGGGCGACAATATGGAGTACCCCGTTTTTCACCCTTGCGACGCCCACACGGCTTACCAGTTCTCTGGTCCGTCCACTTTTCCTTGAACCATCTTTTGAGCGCGAGACCACTTTTTGTTTTTCTAACTGCCATTAAAACTTACCCTGATGGTGAGCCAACAATACTATAAATGAAACAAATATCGCCAGAAACAAAACCGAAAATCCCACAATAATAATTATGTCGATAATTTTTTTTCGTCTTCGAATCGCAGCCTGTTCTGCCTGTCTTCTAGCAATCCTCGCCTTCGCCTGAAATTTTTGCCAGTCACCCCACAAGCCCGGACGACCAGCATAAATCATAATCTGTTTCAGTTGCTCTTCCTGATCCTTGATTTTCTCCAGAGCCATGAATTCTTCGAGATCTGAACCACCACCCTTTTTAGCAGCTTTGGCTTGTAGCTTTTCTTTGGCCCCGACAAACTCTGCTATAGCGTTACCCGCAGCAGCTATTTCTTTACCATTCGACACAGCTTGCTTAATTACTGCAAAAGCTGCATTCGCTGCGGCCAGTTCGGCTAACATTAGTACACCTTTGTATCCTTATCGATGAGTTTGGGTAAGCAGTATGCTGTGATCAGGTTACCCTGTTTGTGAAGAACCTTGGCAAAGTAGGTGCATTCATTCACATCACGGAAGTACATATCCTTACTTACTACCCGTTTGTCCTCTCCTATACCGACATATACCATCAACAAAAAAGCGTGGATCAAGACTGTGTGACTGCGCCCTTGGTTCTTTTACGACGACCATTCATAATGGCGCCGCAACCACGAGCTACCGCAGTTCCCTTTACAGCTTTTCCTCGAAAAGCTCTTTTTGGTCGTTGATCCTCGATCCCCCCTGTTGCTCTCTTCTTTTTCTTTTTCTTGCCTCCAGTGCCATAATTTGCGGCGCCGACTTTTCTACATTTGGCGATGGCTCCACTAGCATACGCCGACGGGAAGACTCGATATCGCGCCTTAACTTTGTGATAGCATGCATCTTTAGGCATTCCTTCGTTTCCTTTTACCAGCGCAATGCGCTCTCTCGCTGAATCCACGAGGGCGCTTGCAGTTCACTTTTGATTTGCGGGTCTTGCTGAACTTCCGTTTCTGCGGAGGCTTGGAAATCTGCTGCCGCATCGACCCTCGCGAGATTGCCATTGTCATTTCTCCTAATGAAATCTTCCCACAACGGCGTTAGCATGGCGTGATTCGATTCTACCTTGGCAGCAATCACAGCCGTGCGCTTATCAACCTCAATTAGTGTACTGAGGATCCAAACCACAAGAGAAAGAGCCACGCCACCAGCAGTATAAATAACGGTCTTCGCCAGCGTTTTTTCATCTAACATTTCCACCTCCGCCGTGCCTGACGTAGCCGGCTGTTCGGATTCTTCGCAGCCTTGGGGAATTTTTTCATCTGACCGGCAGACCTGGCGCAGAACGACTTGCGTCGCTTGGCATCCTTGCTGCCCTTCTTAACTTTACCTGTGACTGCTGTTTTCAGCTTGCTGCCAGGGTTGGCACGTCGATATGCTTTCACCCCAGCATCAGTCATTCCCGCCCCAGATTTCGTGGGGCGGAAATTCTTTTTGTTTCTTGGCGGCATCTTTGACTTTTTGCGCGCCATAACAACTACCCGAAGAACGCAGTAATCGCGTCCACGTTCGTAAGGGTAACGTGACAACCGTCTTCAAAAATAATTCCGTGGTCAGGAATTGTAATCTGCGTGTCATCGCCAGCTACAAAAGTCATTGTGAGCTTTTTATCCT